AAGCCGTGGCGGGGTAATGACACCGGAACACCCACAAATGCAATGGGCGTATTCTTTTTCTACACAGCCACCGAGGTCGATGGCACGGCCATCAAACGTGGCGATCAGCGGGTATGCCTCATTCCTGATGAGACTGTGGACATTGAGAAGGGCACCAAGATCGTGGATTCGCTCGATGATTCGAGCTGGAATGTTATCGATATTCAAAAAATTAGTCATAAGTCCGATATTATCCTTTACATTTTGCAGGTAAGACAGTAGAATAGGGTTATGATAGCATCGCGTACTGACGCTCGGGACAGGATACTGACGCCGCTGAAAGCGGTCGCCGACGCTCAATCCCTGTACGCAGTCTATGACGACACGGCTAAGACGGTGCCTACCGACCAGAGCATCAAGTGGGTTCGCATCTCAGTCAGGCACGCAAGTGGGTCGAGGGCTTCACTCGGCAGAGCAGATAAAAAGAGTAAGCATACTCAGTCCGGCTTTGTGTTCGTGGAGATTTACACTCCACGCGAAGACGGGCTACAAGATAGTGATGTCCTCTCTGCGGCGTTCGCAGATAACTTTCGTAATCCGGCAGATGGTGACATCTGGTTCGGTGATGTCAACGAAATGGAGATGGGACCGGATGGAAATTGGTTTAGATCAGATGTGGTAGCTGAATTTCAGTACGACTTGATTCAATAAGGAGTTTAACCTAATGGGTATCGTTAACAAAATCAATTCAAATGTAGTGGAGACCTCCTACGCCGAGGAGGCCAGCATCAAGATTCTGGGTGGCTCGCCCGTATGGAAGCCTCTGGATGTGAACAGCTTCTCCGATTTCGGTGGGTCGATCTCCAAGGTTTCGAGAACTCCGTTCCGAACCGACCGCCAGAACCGTAAGGGTCAGACTGTTGACCTGGACGCGGCGGGTTCGCTGAATCATGACCTCGTGCAGGCAGGCTTGCAGGATATTCTGCAGGGCTTCTTCTTCGCAGACCTTCGCAGCAAAACTGAGTTCGGTGGAGACAGTGAAATCACTGGCGTAACGACTGCCCCCGACACCTACACCGCCGCTGCTGGGCTTGACGTCTTCTTCGCTGGCGACCTGCTTCATGTCACCGGCTGTGCCCAGCAAACCAACAACGGCCTCAAGTCCGTCGCCACCGCAGTAGCTGCGGTGTTGACCGTGAACCAGACGTTGGTTAATGAGACGCCCCCAGCCGCTGCCAAGGTAGTGAGGGTGGGTTTCGAGTTCGACGACAGTGATCTCGTAATGGATATGACCGGCTCGCTGCCGACGCTGACCACGACCGTGAAGAACTGCCTCGAACTGGGCTTGGTGCCCGGCGAGTTCATTTACATCGGTGGTGACGCTGTTGCGACTCAGTTTGCCGTAAGCGGGATGGGCTTCTGCCGTGTCCGCTCGATCAGCCAGAACGCAATCGTCCTTGACAAGACGCAGAGCGATATGGTCGCAGATACTGCCGCCGCCAAGACGATCCAGATATTCTTCGCCCGTGTCCTGAAGAACGAGACCGGCACTGACATCGTGAGACGAACCTACAACATCGAGCGAAAGCTTGGTGCTCCCGATGACTCAGCTCCCGCAGAGGTTCAGAGCGAGTACCTGATCGGTGCCGTTCCCAATGAGCTGACCATCAACATCCCCACCGCTGATAAAGCGATGGTAGACATGGCATTCATCGCAATGGATCATGAGACCAGAACCGGAGCTGTTGGTGTTAAGGCTGGTGACAGAGACACTATGGTCGAAGAGTCGGCGTTCAATACATCGAGCAACGTGCCGCTCATCAACCTCGCAATCGTCTCGGACACAGATGGCAATCCTGATCCGCTGTTCGCGTTCGCCGAAGAGATGACTATCTCCGTCAACAACAACGTCTCGCCTGACAAGGCAATCGGCGTCCTCGGTGGGTTCGATGCCTCCTTCGGCAACTTCGTGGTGACCGGCAGCATTACCGCTTACTTCGTGGATGTTGATTCCGTGGCCGCGATCCGCAACAACAGCGATGTCACGATGGATATGCATGTCGTCAAAGAGAACGCAGGTATCACGATTGATATCCCGCTGATGTCCTTGGGCGATGGAAGATTGGACGTCAACCAAAACGAAGCGATCCGAATTCCGCTGAGCCAGGAAGCTGCAATCGGCACCTCGGCCATCTCGGGCTTCGACCACACGATGCTGATGTGCTTCTGGGATTACCTCCCCGACGCCGCTGCATAAACAAGAGACTACGGGTCCGGGACGTCCCCGGACCCATACCTTTATTTATTGGAGACCTGACTATGAGTAGAAACGCAATCCGAAGTATGTTCGAGACAGATACCGCAGTGGAACGTGAAGGTGTCTGGCTGGAGTACGCTCCCGGCGTCGAGATCAGAATCGCCCGAGCTGGTGGCAGCAATCAGTTTTTTGCCAAGACAATGGAACGAATCGCCAAGCCCCATCGCAGAGCGATCCAGACCGGCGTCATCGACAAGAAAATCCTGAACGATCTCTTTATCAAGGCATACTCCCAGGCCATCGTTGTCGATTGGAAAGGCATTACCAAAGACCTCGTGACCAAAGACGACGCCGACTCTGAGACGGAGCTGGTCTTCAACAAGGAAAATGTCGAGGCCGTCCTCACAGCTCAGCCCAATCTGTTTGCTGACATCCAGAAGGCCGCAGACGACATCGCCCTCTACCGAGCTGAGATCATAGAGGTAGACTCGGGAAACTAATTTCCTGCCTCCTCTACTATTTGGAGATGGGGAAGGTGGAACAACGAATTATTCGGCAGTGCTACCAACGTAGGAGACCACTGCCTGACCGCATCGAGAACGCTCCAGACCTATTCATGGGTCTGGAGCTGTACTTCCATGCGTTCACTGAATTGAACACCAATCGCTCTACAGGCTGGTCCGCTGGACCGATCCCAGGCTGGTGCATCGCGGAATACTCTGACCGCCTGGAGCTGACGGACGAAGAGTCCGAGGATATGTTCTACCACATCCGGAGAATGGATGAGGAGTTTTTGAAGTATTCGGCTCGAAAAAACAAAGAAAGTGCTTGATTAGTCCGATAACATCGTGTATAATGATGGGATATGGCAAAGAACTTTGGAGCTAGATTAGATGCGATTGGCGACATGATTACCGCCAATGCCTCGAAGATCATCCGTGAGGCTGCTATGGCAGCAACGCGAGAGGTCGTTCTACGCACTCCGGTACAGACAGGCCGTGCCAGAATCAACTGGAGACTGTCGGCAAGGAAGCCTAAGAGCAGTGTGGTCGAAGGCCCGAACACAAAGAAGATTGATACGAACCGACAGGTCGCAAGTGCTCAGGCACTAATCAATGCGTCGAATGCAATTAAAGGATGGAAGGTCGGTAAGGGTAATATCTTCATCGCCAATGCAGTGAGCTATATTGACGAGCTGGATAAAGGAACATCTGCCCAGGCACGGAACGGCATGACCTCATTTGCGGTCGCCGCAGCCAGGGCAATATTGAAAAGAGGTAGGTTACTCCGTGGCTAAAAAAGAACTACTCCTAATTGAAATCCGAGAAGACGGAGCCCGCGTTGTTAAGCGTAATATTTCCTCCGTTGGTGCAGCCGGTGATAAGACCACTGGCCAGATGAACAAGCTGCAAACGGCAATCGCTGGACTCGTTACCGCGAGGGCTCTCAAGGGCATCATCATGCTCGCGGATAGTTATGCCAACATGCTCAACAGACTCAGGGTTGTCACAGAAGGCCACTGGGAATTGAACGCGGCCATGAACGCCGTAGTGCAGATGAGTCGTGAAACCAGAACAGCTCTGGAAGGCAACATTGACATGTACGCCCGTATTGCTCTTAACACAAAGCAGATGGGTTTAGGTATGAAGGACGTCGTCAGGTTCGCTACGCAGTTGAACCACGCAATCATCCTCTCGGGTGTCACCTCCCGCGAAGCTAAGTGGGGAATGATTCAGTTCTCCCAGGGCTTGGCCGCTGGTGCTCTTCGAGGTGATGAGCTTCGTGCTGTCATGGATCAGTTGCCCATTGTCACCCAGACACTTACGAAGTACCTGGGCATTGGTCGAGGTGCTCTTAGGAAGTGGGCCTTTGAAGGTCGAGTCACTACCCGAGTTATCATTGACGCATTCAATGCGGCAGAGAAGAGTTTGGCCGATAGATTCGGTAAACGTATTCCGACCGTGGATCAGGCTGTAACAGTCTTAGGTAACTCCTTCACCAAACTCGTTGGTGATTTGGATCAAGCCATGCAGGGCACAACCCAACTGGCTTCGGCACTTCTCTGGATGGCAGACAACATGGAGAGTGTCGTGAGACTTCTAGGCATCGTAGGTGCGGTCCTTCTCTCATCGCTCATCCCTGCGGTGTGGAAGCTCGTCGCCTCGTTGAAGTTGCTCAGGTTTGAGTTCATAGCTCTTCATCCGCTGATGTCTATCTTCGGGGTGGCCGCACTTACGTTGGTCGCCTATTCCGATAAGATCAAGATTGCCAAAGACTCAACAGCCACGCTCGCTGACGTGTTCACCGCTCTCGGTGAGAAGGTCAAGTTGGCCTACATGGTTATGCGAGATGGTGCATCCGAAGTAGGTAAGGAAGTTGCTGTACTCGGTGGCGAAGCGAGATCAACATGGCAGATCATGCTCGATGACGCTGTTAAGTTTGGCGACGACATCCTGGGAGTCTTCAAAGGTATTGGTGCAGTGATACGATGGGTGTTCGCAGACATCCCTAAACATGGTAAGCAACTCTGGAATGAATTGGTTGATACCCTGGAGACCCAGCTTGATTTGCTTGTGGCAATGTTCAATACCATAGGTGATGTATTTGAGATCATGGCACTCAACCTCCAAACAGGTATGCGGAATCTTGGTGCGTCGTTCAAAGCATTGATGCGAGGCAATCTCGAAGAAGCTGCTAGGTTCGGAGATCAGGCTGCACTGTCTTTCGCCAATGCTGCGAAGGATGGGTTCAAGGGCTTTGGTGACATCCTGGCAAAGAACATGGCCGAGGGCATGAAGACAGATATGCTGGGCGGTGCCAAGTTTGAGATAGTGAATGCAGGCGAGACAGCGGCCTCGGTATTTGCAACCGCGTTCAACTCTTCCGGCTTCATTGCTGGCCTGTTCAAGCGAGCAAAAGAGATCGCAGGTGCGGGTGATGCTGGTGGTCCTAACGCACCCGGTGAGGAAGTGTTCTCCCCGACTCCGGTCCAGAATCAATTGATAAAGGATATGATTGGTGACGTCGGTAAAGTAAACAATCAGATGCTCCAGCTCAAAGAGCTGTGGGATGCTATCAACTCCAAGCAGGCAGGCACTGAGGGCTTTACCGCTACATTGGATCAAGTGAACCGCAAGATGACGGAACTTAAACTGAAGGCGATGGAAGTCAACACCGATGTTATCTCGGGCTTCCAGCGTGGCTTCCTCAAGCTTGGTCTTGAGATCAGTGACTTCGCCTCCTTGGCTGAGAAGACAATCACCAACGCCTTCAAAGGAATGGAGGATGCCCTGGTGTCCTTCGTTACCACAGGCAAGGTCAACTTCAAGAGCTTAGTTGATGGGATGCTTGCAGACCTCACACGGCTCCTGGCCCGACAGGCACTCATGGGAATGCTTCAAAGCATGGCCAACAGTGGTGGCGGCGGTGCCGGAATGCTCGGTCAGATAGCTGGTGCCTTCGGCGTCACAGGCGATGCTGGTGCTGGTGGTGTCTCGGCGGCGGCTCCGAAAAGAGCCCTCGGCGGACCTGTCTCTCCAGGTATGGACTACATGGTCGGCGAGAGACGTGCCGAGATGTTCCGCCCCGCACAGCCTGGGCATATCCTCCCACAGATACAGGCAGCTCAGCCCGCACAGGAAGCTCCGATCACGATCATCAACGT